AGGTCTGTGAAGTTTCCGAACAGCAAAGTGTAAGGAGAACTTGAAGGCATCTGGGTTGTCTGAACCAGCGGATAACCAAGCAGAGAATTGGTGTCCTGCATGATCATTCTGGAGTCTGTTGAGGCAGCAACCAGAGTCTGCATCAGCTTGCCAACCACTCTTGGATGAGTCACCCAATAGAGACTTCCAAGTAGAGCATTGTCTGCAGCCACTTCGCTCCAAATGTCCACTACGTTCCCATAAGTCAAAGCCGCATTCCCAGAGGTGCCAGCAGATTCAACGTCACCAATTCCGGTAGTCTGCAACACACCACTTGGCTCATTGGAACCGCCACCTTTCAGCGCGACATTATCCAGCTTGGCTGCAAACAGTCGCACCATGTGGTTGCGAAGTGTGGTTTCCAGATTGCCATTGAGTCCTTGGTGCAAAAGCTGGCGTGAAATCTGGATTTTGTTGGCTGCGGTTTTGGGAGTCATCGAAATCTGCCCAAAATCCGGCTCGTTGTTGGCCACAGATCCGGTTTCTGTCTGGAAGGTCACACTGGCATTGGCGCTGAACTTTGGGATTTTTACATCACCAACCAATCCCTCGAAACGTGTTGCTCCAACCTGTCCCAGAATAGAGGTTGAAATCAGCGCATCGATGAAGCGATCTGTCAGCAGATTTTCGGCAACAGTCAAATCACTAAAGCCTGAACCACTTGAGCCTGTTACAGCCGATAAAGTTCTTTGATGCGTGTAGCCGTGATCTGGCACATAGAAACTTCTGGGTTGTTTACCTGTCCGGCTGGCAATCTCATCAGAAATCTCTTTCTCAAAGCCTGCGGAACCCCAATTATTATCCGCTGCGGCTTGAATTGCTCGAATCAGAGAATAATTTTGCTTCTCTTTTTCAGTCAGCTTGGGTTGGACACTATGCGGATTGGTGCGGACTTCGTCACCTAACTCTTCAGCGAATTGCAAATAAGGCATTCCGCTTCTGATTGCAGCTTCAGCAAAGTCTTCCTTGCCAAAACTCTTTGCTAGGGAACGAATGCGGCCTTGCTCGGCAATGACATTTCTTTTGATTGCGGCTTCATCAATCACTGGCACAGGTGAAGCCTCTGCAACAACCTGGGCTGTGCTTTGTGTTTTTTCTTCAATTTCCATTTTCTTTTCCTTTGTAGAAAGTGATCTACCAATCCCCACGCCTTTGTCGGCTGGGACTGAAACAATTGAAACTTCCTGCGGATACCAAGCATTCACTCGAAAGACTCCTCGACCATCGATTTCCTCGTCAGTGGGAATCATTCCTTTGACGCTGTAGCCAACAGAAACATTGGTTCGGATGCCGTCTTGGACATCTTGGTAAACCTCATCCGCCAGTGCGCCTTTTCCAAAGCGGACTGTGGCCCTTGCGATTCCTGCAGAGCTGTCAAGGCTTACATTTTCGACAACGCCAATCTGCTGGCGCATGTCGTGATCTAACAAAAGCGGCATTCTGCCACTTCTCGCAAAACTCAAATCAATTTCCTCTTCAGAATGACCTAGCACTTCATAACCAAATTCTCGTTCCACTGGAGTTTGAGAAGCCCAAGCCAACCTAACTCTTCTATCGTCTTTTTCTTTGTCATAACTCCAGCCACGTTCAACCTCTCCTGTTCGAAAGCTCAGAGGTTCGGCTGTACTGGCCTTGCGTTCTTCCGGTTCCTCTGCCACTTCTTCCGCCTTCATTTTGGCAAAGGCCACAATGTATTCATCCTCAGTCTCCTCAACGTCTATGACGTGGCGAGTTTGTATTTCTTCTAGTTCCATCTTTTTCCCTTCTTGCTTGTTGGCTTGGTTGACGACCTTTTCCGACCAAGACTTTCCAGCATCACCACTCCATAAAGCCCAGGCTATGCGTCCGTTGCTGGGATAGCCTTTTTCTCCTGGGCGAAATCCTTCGGCTTTTTTATCGACTTCATGGCGAGCAAAAAAAGACTTCATTCTTTTGACTGTGCTGAGACTGAGATCCTTGCCGTTTGAAATGTCTCTTGCTCTGGCAACTCCAACAGCCGTTCCGCCTCTGCCGTGTTCTCTGCGCCATGCCAAGCCCTTTTTGGCTTCTGCGATCATGCCACTGGTTGGCTTGTGTCCTTCACTCATCAGATTCTACGGTTTCAGGATTTGGTGGCCTGCCTGGTCTTTTGTTACCAGCAGAAACTTGGTTCCCTAAGTCCTCTTGATTGATATTGGTCAGATCCAAGAAGAAGGGCTGCTTTGGCCCCAATGGTGCGAAGTGTCCAACCGTCAAGCCGTATCGTTCTGCCATCTGCAAATCCTGCTGAATTTGAGCGAAGACTTCTTCAGGATCACGCCCATATTGAAGCTGGACATCTGAAAGGCTCATAAACCCAGATTGCACAGCATCCACAGCTGCATTGATTTCTTTTGCCGGATCTACCCAAGCAAAGCCTCTCCCTCGGAATTCTGCGGCTGGAATGAACTTGGCTTCCGCCTTGTCCATGCTCCAATCAAATCTGCCACTGAGAACCTGCACCTTGTGCCATTCTCGGTGAACTGGCTTGGCGAGGTGTGTGATTAGGAAGTTCTGCAGCATCCGGTAATGATCGCGCTCTGAAATTGCACCTTGGCGAATAGATGAATAGTTCACATCTGTCAGATCATTGCTCAGTTCGGCATAGCTGATTCCCAAGCCAGAAGCGATAGAACGGAGCACAGAAGAATGAAAATCCTTAAAGGCTGTAGTGGGATGGGTTGGGTCCCATGCCTGAAAGTTCACTCCTGCCGGAAGCTGTTGGATAGAGCCTGGGCTTGCGTCCATAATGGGCTGATAATCGTCAATGGTGTCTTCCCCATCAAAGCCGTCACCTTCAGGACTTTGCAAGAACCCCATTTTAGCAGCGCCTAACCTTGCAGCCACTACCTCGGCTTGCAGGTATCCTTGCAACTGGTGCATGGATTCCATGACGGCAGCAAAGGCTGGAACTCCTCTGGTTTGCTGGCTTCTTTCTGGCAAGTAAATGTGCAGCAAGTCTTCTGCTGGTACTCGAACCCTTCTCATGCCGTGGTGGTAGCCTCCGACTGTGCCGTAATCCAGCGGATGATCTGGGCCAACAAAGAGGTGATAGGCTACTGGCCTATGAAAGCGATTGAGTTCCACCCCCATGATGATCCGGTTGCCATTGGCAAGCGTGGTGTCGTACTGCTCATCTAGGTAATCGCCTTCTAAGACTTGAAGCCCAAAGCCAAAAGGCAAAGATTTGTCTCGGACTAGCTTGACTAGAACTTCACCGTCCCTTTGTACGCTTTCAATCACCAACTGCTGAACATCTACCCATGAAAGCTTGCCGCTGACTTCACAGTTGCCAAGCTGGCTCCACTCTTTCCAAGCTCGCTCAATCCTGGCGTTGCCTACTTGATCCAATGGGCCTTGTGCTGTGTTCGGATCTGGCCTTCCGTTGACTAGAGGAAGATTTCTGGCGCGGCTTTGAAAGGTTAGTCCTTCATGCCCTACAATCATCGTTCTATAGACTTGCAACGCTCTTTTGGCGTAGGGATTATTTCGAGCCAACTGCCTGGAGCGATCACGCAACCTTCTGATGGCTGCTCTGATTTCAGTGTCTGCACTGGTAGCAGGCGAAAGAAAATCAGAGAGCAAAGAACTGACTTGATTGCCCAAGTAGTTTCTTTTGCGCCTCTTGGGTGCAGATTCCTGCACTTTGGGCTTTTCTGTTCCTATCAAATCGGGAGGCTCGTTTTTAAAAGGCCACATTAGCCTAGCCCTCCGAATCGGGTGGCGATTACATCACCTGTGGGCTTGCCTGCATTTCTTCTGGCTCGCTTGATTTCTTTTCGCAGCTCAGACTTCCAATAATTTAGTTCTTCTCGCGTTTTCTTTATATCGGCAAAGATCATGTTCCGATCTGCGATGGCGTACTGGCTTGCGTGTTTCTGAGCTAGTTCTTTGAGCGTTGCCTCTAAGTACACAACCATGTAGTCAGCAGTGCTTCTTGGATCTGCTGTCGAGGTGTCGAAATCTCCAACAATCTCCCAATAACCGTCTGAAACTAGGACTTTTTCACTATCAGAGGTGCGGATGATGTAGGCTTGCCAATGCCAAGTGCCTAACGCATATCCGGCAGTAGTGGCAGAAGAGACTTCAATGAAATAGGTGGATTCGGCTTCAGTGGCATTGAAACTGATTTCGGTAGCACCACCATGAGGTCGAGCGTTGTAGCTGAGAGAGTAAGAGCCAATAGGGTAAGGTGTCGCCAGATCGTCACGCCTCCATGTCCAGAAGGCTCCAGCGATTAAGGTTTCCGGCTCAGTTGTGAGGTAGTTGTTTCGGTCAAACTGATCAATTGCCATGCGCTATTGTTAGCGCAAAAGCAAAAGCTCATGGGGAATTTTGGGAATTTTGGGAATTTTGGGAATTTAGCGATATTGCAAGTAATCGCTCCGGCTTTCGATTCGCCACCTTCCTCCAACCCGATAGCTTGGCACCAACCCACTCTCACAGTATCGGTAGGCTGTGCTTTTGCTGATGTCGAGCAAGGCTTGCAGTTCCTTTGGTGTGATATACGGCATTCTTGGTGGTCTTCTCATTTAAAATCCATTGATCCAAGAGCGTTTTGGCATACGAAGTCGGTTCCTTCGCATTGGCGGTTCATCCACTTCCGGCACAGGTGGTGGAGGTTCTTCGATTTCGTTGATTTTATTCGTCAGCTTATCCAGATTCTTGACGTTCAGAATCGCCAAGGCTGAAAGTGCGTAAACTCGACAGTCTAGCGCCTCATTTCTCTCTCTGGTTTTGATCCATTCGCGTTTTGCATAGCCTTTCGAGTGCTTGGTGGCGAGTCTTTCGCTCAAAAGTTCCAGAAAATAACTTCGATCTCTCGACATTGGGAAATGACAGAAGCCTGCACCTTGCTCTTCAATGCGTAACTGAGCAAAAATCTGCTCTTTTGCTGAAAATGTCCCGATTGGGTAGAGTCTGACTTTGCCAATGTTGTTTCTTGAAGGTTTGCCTACGATTGGGCGGCCTTCCTGCCCCATGCCCTTAATGGCGTAGACTCTGCGGCCTTCTCTCGGCCTACAGAACGCATAAACCGATTGGGTATAGTGTCCACCGGAATCAATACATGCTGCTGAAATGGCGAGTTCTTTGCCATTTTCTAAAGTATAGCCTTGCACCAGCACAGCATCCAGCCTTTCCCAGAGTTCGCGGCTGCTCGGATCACCATAAATGGTTCCATATTCAAGTGACCAGTTTTCTGGACTCGCGCCACCTTTGCCCCAACCTACGATTTCGTAGCATAAACGATCATCTTGAACGTCAACGCCTGCGGTAATGATCCCAATCCCATTTGGTGCGGTTTTTTCACCATCGCTCCAGCCGGATTCTCTTCTGGCAAACAGGTATTCATAAGGGATTTCTTCCTGGCTGTTTGTCATATCCCAAGATTCGGCTAAAAAGGTGTTGATGAAACCTTGCAAGGTATGGGCGGACTGTTTGGCAACCACAAATTCCTGAGCTGCTTCTGCAATCGTCTGCCAAGGTGAATAGAGTCCAGATAGGTGAAAGCCTGCTGTTCCCTTAAAATCTCTTTCGGCTCGCCACTCGCCAAAACGCAAAGCCTTGATTCTGTGGGCGTCTGTCCAAGCTTCGTCACAGTGTTCGCAAAAGTAGCTGGCATTTTCTGGCTCATTCTCGGGCCAGCGAACCTGCCGGAACGCTAACGTCTGAAATTCTCCGCAACTGTGGCAAGGGATCCAGAACTGTCTTCGGTCACTTCGTTTGTAAGCGGCCTCAATGCGTGATTGGTCTTTGATGGTTGGGCTGGAAACCTGAAGAATTTTGCGATTCCAGAAGGTTGCACTTCTTCTGCGAGCCAGTGCCACCGGATCACCTTCTGCGCCTGCACTAACTGGGTATCTGTCCACCTCATCACACAAAACGATTCGGATTGGGCGAGAAGCCAGCGAGCTTGGGGAATTCGCACCACAAACGGTAAGGTGTCCGCCAGGAAAGGACTTGTGCAAAGTGGTGTTTCCAGAGTCTCGGCTTCTGGGATCTGCGACTTTGCCTTGCAGTGTTGGGGTGTCTCTGAGCATTGGCGCGAGCCTGTCCTTGCTCCAAGCCTGTGCCATTTCCAAAGTTGGCTGCACTACGAGAATTGGGCTTGGATCATGGGCCATATGATAGCCGCAAATATTCAAACAGACTTCCGTTTTCCCAAGCTGACTTCCACACATGGCGACCACTTCAGAAACTGCCGGATCTGAAACGGCTTCCATGATTCCGATCAGATAAGGCGTTCTGTTATTTTGCCACTGACCTGGTTCGGCTGACGCTTCTGGACTTAGTCGCCTTTCGGCTTCCGCCCACTGGCTGATGTTTAGTTTGGGAGGAGGTAGGAAGTGCTTTGCTGATAGCTTTCGCGCCTTCTGCTCTTTCTTCCAGGCGTTCTCTGTTGTCTGAAAGGATT